TAGTGATGATAATACCTTAATTTGGAAAGCAGATCCATATTGAGATAAATTGCTTAATGTCATATAACTTATTTATTTAAAACTGTTTAATACTTTAAAAGTGTCGTTAACCCAAAACTCAACGTTTTTGATTAGATGGCCCAAACCATCATCGTGGTAAAATCGTAAAAATGCTTCGGTATTCAAAACTAGAGTATCATCTTCTGCAAATGCTTCTAAAAATTCTTTATCGTTATCATCTAATAAAGGTTTTTTTAGATTCATAATTTTGTAGTTTTGTTCTAATCTATCGCGTTCAAAAGCGATGCGAGAATAAATAACATGTTCCTTATATTTTTGTTCTGCAATAGAGAAAATGTCATCTAAACTTAGTATATCGGTAGATAACTCAGGAAATTTTTTAAATAACCCTTTAGCTCCTAAACCTTTTACACCTGCTACTTTATCGGAATTATCTCCAAGTAGCATTTTGTATAAAATAAAATTATCGGCTAATACACCGAATTTTTCTTTAACGGTGTCTTTGGTGTAATATTCCTTTTCGATTGGTCTATACACTATAACATCGTCATTAACCAATTGTATAAAGTCTTTATCCGATGAAACTATAAAACATTTAGACCCATATTTTTCAGGTAAATGTTGACTATAGTATGCAATAATATCATCGGCTTCTGCTTTATCAATAGCTACTGTTTTAACAGGTAGGCATTTTAAGTAATGTGCAATTCGAACTATTTGATTAATCTTAGCATCATCCTCATCTTCTAGGTCTTCAAATACTTCCCAGTTTGTAATTCGGTGTTGGTTACGACCTGATTTGTATTCAGGGAGTAGGTTCTTCCTATTTGTGGAAGAACCCATCCCGTCGAATACTACAAACACTGATGTGGGTTGAATTTGATTAATTAATGAACCTAAAGAACGAATGAATCCACCTAAGCCCCCTACGTGTACTCCCTGAGGATTTACAATATTCATCATGGCAAAATTTCTAAAAAACAAATTTAAACCATCAATTAAGAGTACTCTATCGTATCGATTTGCTGAGACTGTCTCCTGTTCCTCAACTAAATTGTCAAGGAGCTTAAGTAATTCTTTTCTTTTCATATTAATCTGGTTCTTGTGTAAAGATATTTTCTGGTTCAAATTGATCTTGTTCCTCAAAAATATCGAAATCCATACCTCCAAGGACTTTCATCCACTCAGATGCGTGTGCATCTTTGTATGCTTTAAGTTCCTTATCAGTATCGTTAATGAATCCGTGTGGAGTCATAATAATTTTTCCTCTTGATTGAACACCATTAATGTGGTTCTTATCAATTTGGATGTTTGTACGTTTAGCAAATTCAACTTGCTTACCATCTTTAATCGCTTTGATTTTAGATGTACCAGCATTTGAAATGTTACCAAATGTTACCACGAATGTAGCATCAAACCACATTGCAAATCCACCTTTGTTCATCAACTTTGGTTGGCCCATAGGTACTTCTGCTTTTGCAGTCCATACTTTATTAACACATACTAATGTATTAGTGTATGGTGATGATTCTTTACGTGATAATGTAATTTTTTGGTTTACATTGTTACCGAATTGAGTTGACATTGCACCAGCATTCCATTCGTTGTTGTTTTTATTTGATTTAACAGACAATTCACAAGGAACTGATCCAATTGAATCCCATAGGAACAATAGATCGTAAGGTAAATTACCTTTTTTCTGTTCATCCAATAAATCCAAAACAAATGCTGCTACGTCTTCAATAGTGTGTAGTGTTTCACGGTCAACATAAATGAAGTTACCTTCGTAATTCAAAATTTCACCTGTTGATTCATCTACAATCTCATTAACATGAAGACCCATTTGAACAGCATGTTCCCAATTCCATTTCATCTCAGTTACAATAAACACAGGTAAAACGCCCATTTTCTGAGCTGAAACCGCTGCTTCAATCATAGCGGTTGTTTTACCTGTATCACTGTGTCCGCGAAGAAGTACAATGTGGCCCATTGGAATTCCTGGTACTGAAGTTACATCTTGAAATGCAGTACTTAGAGGAATCCATCGTTGCTCTTTAAATTTTACATTTGAATTGAGCATTTTCTTTTCCTTAAACTTAGTCAAATCAAATTTTGACTTGAGTTCAGAGGATAGAGCAGCCGTTAGCGATTCGCTTTTTTTACTTCTTGCCATGTACGTTTAAATTAAAATGGTAAATCGTCGTCTTCTTCTTCAAACAAAGCATCAAATTTGTCTGCTTTACTTACCTGCTCTTTAACAGGGGTTTTGATAGAATACGTTTTAGAAGGTTTTTCAATAACTTCTTCTTCTTTTTCATCATCGATGATAGCACCTTCTTCATACTCATCCTCAGGAGTCAACCATTCTTGAAGTGCTTGCTTCATTTCATCATATGAGTATTTCTTAAATACTTCCATAGGATTTGGTTGATTCTCAAGCAATGAAGTAATTGCTGCTTTATCATCAGCCAACAAAGTTTCTTTAACTTTAGGCATGATGGTTGTTTTGTTGTAGTTTGTACCTGTCACTTCAGGACCTACAGTAGTCAATGTAATATCACGACCACTCATTACGTCAGTAAAATCACCAACATCTTCGTTGTCAGCAAGATTCAAGAAGTCCATGTACAATTCCTTTCCAAACTGCCACAACTTAACACCTTCTGCTTCTTCACCACGTACAATAACGGGAACAAAGATACGCATTTTAGGATCAAGTTTTTTAGCCAAACGCCAGTTTTCCTTATCGCTAGTAGTACGCAATTGTTTTGCAAACTCTACGATTGGATCTTTCTCACCCCAATTAATTGGAGATACCATAGTATTTTTACCAATACCATAGTGGAAATACATTTCGGTGAATGGGTTTTTCTTGTTGTACTTGGAAGGTACTACACGGATTACTTGTTTACCAACTGAGGGTTTCCAAAAGACAGATTTTTTTTCTCCGCCGCCTTTACCGGATTGTTTTGACTGCATTGCTGACAGTCGGTTTCTCATTTCATTTAAATCCATAACTAATCAAATTTTGTTTGTGACATTAATATAATAACCATTTACTAAATTACCAAACTAAAGTTCGACAATTTTGTAAACTTTTGTATTAAGCTGCTTTAAGTCCCCACCTTGGGTCAATAGAATACAATTTTGATAGTGTTGCCAGTTTACTCTGAAGCTGGTATCAACTACTCCACCATTTAATTTTTTAATTAAATCGTTTAGGGCATTAATTGTATAAAGAGTATTAGTCTCTTTTTTTCGGTGTACTAGAATTGTATTTAGAGGAATGTTGTTTACGTTAGCTTGTTCAACATTGTATGTTATAACGTATTCACCCGTATCATTCAAAATCGTAACTGGTTCCATTTTTAACCTTTATTTGTAATTTTTTCTTTTTGAAAATATTTTCTATATCATTTTTTAAATCTTCACTCGCATCGTAGTCAAACAAAAAACTATCATACGTATATAATACTAACTTAGTCTTCTTGCCTTTCAATAGCTTATGTATCTCTATCAAGATACAAACATTCGTTGCTGTTTCCAAGTTTTGTAAAACGTAATTAAACAGTTTTTGTGGATTCATATTATCCAACTCACTCTTTTTAAAGACATAATTTGAACCCGGAACCACAATTTGCCCCGAATTATTAAATTCATCCCAGTTGGTATCAATAAATTTCTTTATTTGTTGAAAAAATTCAAGGTGCTCATACTCTTTAAATACGCCTCCGTATAGTTGCTTAAACGTAAGTTCTTTTGCTTCTTTGTACGACGTACCATATAAGTCGGCGAACGCTTGATGGACATCTCCACCGCCAAAATCAAAGGCAACCAAACGAGCAGCAAGATGAGGATGGTATGCGCTAATATCGAACTCCAAAAATTCATCATTTTGTGGTATAAAGCTCTTTCTAGCGCCTGTTTCCTTATTTAGTGCGGCAAAATTAACGCCATTAAAAGAGTTACTTGGTCTACGTGTAGTTGTAAATAAGTTATAACTTGTAAATACTTTACTGTCGCCAACTGAATAGATTGGATTGCTTGGCTTAAAGTGTTGATTAAAAACTGTTTCATTTATGTTTATTCCATTTTTTTCGATTCCAAAGAATGCGAGTGTTGTATAATTGTTGTAAAAATCAAAATACGAGGGTAACTCCTTTGTAAAATGAGGTTTTACTTTATTATAAATATTCTCACAATACTCATAATGCTTAACTACCGGTACAATTTTATTGACTTCTTTGTAATCCGGATACTTGTGGTAAAAATAATTGTGAGTTGGTGTTGGATCTTGTATATACGGAGGAGTGAGTATGTTTATATCGCGCAAGCTCTTAATTTGAAAGTAATATAGTGCATTCTTCTTATCGCGCACCCATAGACACTCTATTTGCGTTAATAACGCGTTTACATCCGTTTTACTTACATTTAACGTTTCGCTATGATCAATACATATCATATACCCCTTTCGTTCATTAGACGGTCTTAGATACACTAAGGACACATCATTAAGTGCAGGATGTATATTATTATTAAACGGAACGACTTCCAGAAATGCTTCGGATATATTCCTCTGCGCTAGATAATTTAGTTGTTCTTGAGTTTCTATCAGCCAAAACATTTGAAGTCGTATTATTTGAGTTATAATATTTAAGATAATCAAATTTTAGGTAATCTCCAAATCTAGGTAATTTTTGTCTAAAAACTGCTAGTTCAACTATATTTCTATTTACTTTTTCTACTTGTTCTTTATTTCCAGTTAATATCCAAGATATAGTAAAAGGTTGATACAATGAATATAATATTTGAGGATCTTTAGATTTTAATTTACTAAATTGGTCTAAATTTATTTCAACATATTGTACTTCATTTGTTTTTTTACAAAAATATCTTTGAAATTCTCCGTTTTGGTAATCTTGAGTTGTTGGTAATACTGGGGAATAATAAGGGATTAGAACTGGTGGGTTTGATGAGTTAGAATTAGTTAAATAGTCGTAAATTGGGTCTATTATAATTTGAGAAGATATTTGTGGGTTTTCCGGATAATCTTGAGCCGCAATGAATAATAATTCTTCATTAGGTCTATCATCAGGAGTTTTTCCAGTATAGTATTTTCCAGTAGATACTTTAAAGTAGTATCCAATATAAGGAAGTTTGCTTACTGCGTAAACATATTCTCCCCCATTAGTGTATTGGTTGGTTGTTATTTGAGATTTTGGAAAATACATAATTAATTATTTTAACCTAATTTTTCAGGAAGACTATAAACAAATGCTCTTGCTTTTCTAAGTCCTTCTTGGAATATAGCTCCGCTTGTTGAAGTTCCCCATCCAGCATTAGCTCTCATAAAATTAAATACTGCTTTATCTAAATCATCAGTTGGTGCTTTTGGAAAGAAATTAGATTTATTTCTTTTAAAGAAAAGAGCTGCTATGTGAGATGCTACTGGATAAACTGATCCTTCTTGTTTATTAACTAGATCTGGGTTTGCGATGATGTCAAGTTTACCTGCTTTGGAACCATTATCCTTATAAAGTTTATTATATGCTTCATAGTTACCTTTAAAGGTTAATTGGTTAAAACCTCTACCTCTATATTTGTAACCTTCATTTTTAGCATTACCATATCTACCTCCGTAAATAGTATCAAAGAATTTTTGAGGATCTTTCTTAATTACATCAATTTCAGCATCTGTTTTATTTTTAAACTTGCTTGGGAAAACTTGTCTAATTCTAGATGCTTTTGTATTAGCATATGAAATTTCATTTCTTGGAACAAAGGCTGATTCTTTAGAAACAATACCTAAAATAGCTCTAGCTTCTATATCTGTAAAGCCGTATTGACGAAGAGTTTTATAAAGATAATTGGCACTATCTTTTTGGCCTTGAGATAAACTATCCCATGTTTTAGATCCTTTAACAACTGGGGCTGTACCTCTAACAACATCTCTACTATCTCCAGAAGCAGGTGCAGAAGCTTGACCAACAGTACCTTGTCCAGTTTTAGAACCAAATGCACTTTTGGGAATAGCAATAGATTCTAAAACCGTAATCCATTCATTATTTTCAATTTTATTAGTTACACCTTTAACTAAAAATTCTAAAGATGTAGGATAATTTGAAGGTAAATAAGTAGAATCAATTGTATATTTTTGATAAACTTTCATTCCTGAAAGTCCATCCATAGTTAAAGATAAATCAAATGGAAGGAAACCTCCATTTGGTGAAGCAGCATTTGGATTAGTATCTTTTTTTTCTTCAGTTTGTTTAGCTTGATCATATTCAAATAATGAAGATGCTGCATTACTGAATGCTGTAATGGCTTCAGGGTTCCATTTTGGAGTAGCTTCATTTAATGAACCTAATTCAGAAACAAATGTATTAAAAGCTGTTAATTGTTCTTGATAACTTTCTTCTAAAGAAGCACTTCCTTTAGTTTGATTATTTTGAGTTGCTTCTAAATCTAGTTTTTTCTTAAATCTATCAGTTAAACCAGCATTCATTGCTGATAAAGCTGTTGAATCTTCTCCAGGAACATATCCATTTGCTGTTGCTCCAATAGTAATCATTGATGCTAAATTAGGAGATACAGTTGTTGTAAAGCTTATATCTCTAATAAAACCTGCAGATGAAGTTCCATTAGTATTATAATAATAACCATAAACATCAAAAAATGCTAATTCAGTAGATTTATTTTGTTGTTTTAAAATATCATCTCTATCAGGACAAATTACTTCATCAGTAAATACAATAGTATTTCGTTCACTATCAACTGTAGGTTCTAATTTACTAAAATTACCAGTTGCACTATTCCATCCTTGACATAAACTATTTAATAAATCATATAAAGGTACTTTACCATCTTCATTTTTTAAAGAATCCATTTGGGTAAGAATATAAACCATATTAAAATATGAATTCATTATCTTACCATATTTGTTTTCACCTATATTAGTAAAAAAGGTTTCCCCTGTACTTGCAAAAGTAACTGTACCTTCGGAAACATCTATTGTGGTATTAAATATACACACCCCAGGATCAGTACTAATTTGTCTTGATAACATATAGATTAAATTAGTTTCAGGGTCTGTGTCTATTGATAATAGTTTTACTTCAGGATTATCAACAAATGGTATAAGACGTTTTTCTATAAATTTTAAAAAACGACCTAATCTAATATAGTATTGAGTACCACCTTCGTCTTCATATTTTTGTTTTAAAAATCCTATTGTACCATCAGCACTTGTTAAATAAGATAATCCACTAGAATCTACTCCTAATGGAGCCATTCTTTGTTGCATCTCATAGAAAAATTTTCCTATTTCATGAGTATTAGCAAAATCTTTAATAACATCTTCAGGGGTAGGTTCTGGAGGGGTTTCTGTTGTTTCTTCAGGTGTTTGGGTTTCACCTTCAGCACTTCCACTTGATACAGTATCTAAAGCTGCTCCTGGGAGAAGGGTATTAGTTTTAAGGGATTCAATAACATCACCCATACTTCTTAAGGTAAGAGTAATATCATAAGTACCATCTTTTAAAAATGACCATTGAAAATTAACTACTTTACCTACAATAGCATCATAATTTCCAAAAGTAGCTAATCTTTTACTTTCTATAGTATCAAAAGCATTTTTATAATTTAAAGCTCCTGTTAAAAAATTATCTGCCAAACTAGTATAATCTGCTACATATCTACCGTCATTAGTAAAATAAGAAGTATTACCCCATTCTAACAACATTGTAAAACCTAAACGCATATAAAGAATATCAATAATATCAAATTGATTTCTATTATTTGCTTTAATTCTAACAGTAGCTGTTTTAAGAGAACCTCTAGTTTCAGTTTGTATTTCGGCTGAGGTAACACCTGGCATGGCATTTAAACCAAAATTAGTTCCTCCTATACCATAAGCATAATTGTTAGGATCTCCTACACCCGGCCATACACCTCCTCTTTGATAAGTTTCTTGAGCTCCTCTTGTTGGGGATTCATTTGTAGTACCATTAAATAATACAAATCTAGAAGCTAATTCTGCTCCTGTATATGGAACGGCTCTAACAGGTTTATTTACATTAACTGATGATACCAATTTAACCCATCCAGTTCTAGCATTTAAATATGTTAATTGTTCATTAGTTCTATTAGAAGAACCATAAACTAATTGTCTTCGTTTTATTTGACCAACTATCGTTTGTGGAAAACCTTCGCCTACTATATTTGCCATAATTAAGCATTTATTACATTAAAATCACTAACAATATTTGCATATGTAGCAGGAATTCTAATTTGGATTCCTTCAGGGATTACTAATGTACTTTGATTTAATTTATCTGTGTTTGCTATTGATATAACCCACCATAAAGAGCTATTTTTATAAAATTGTTGTGCTAAAATATCAAATCTATCTCCTTGAGTTGTATAAACGTAAATATCATTTTCAGATAAAGGAACCTCAGGATATCTAGAAGTTTGATACGCTAATTTTCCTTCAATTTTTGTTTTAGGTATGTTTTGATATCTATTCATATTAAGAACGACGAAGAGAATTTAATTTATTATAATTACTATTTTCTATAGTAGGTCCATTAGCTAAAGAAATAAATCTTTGATCACCATAAGTAATAGGGAATCCTTCACCATCTTTACCAAAATCAAATTGTTGGGTTTTCGGTATAAATTTATGAATAGGAATAAAGTTAAATCCTGTAACTCTTACAATATGAGGTAATTCTTTTACTCTACCATCTTGACCTCCTTCAGAATTAATTCCTATTTCCCATGGAGTATCTTCAGCCATATCATAAGTTAAACTTGTTATAATGCCAGGAACTTCATAAAGATAACCACCTACAGTAAGTTGAGCTAAATTACCTCTCATATAACCATTAGGACTATAGTCTGGGGTTAAGGTTGAAGCTAGGAAATTAAGTTTTTTATACATTGGGATAAGCTCTTGTTTTGACTGAGCTGCAACTGTCCAAGATAATGAAATTTGTCTAGTAAACCCACCGTAAGTAAAGAATTGTTCACCTCTTCCTAAGTAATTAAACCCAGTCCAATTCGCACTGTATGAATCGGACATATTTCCTAAAAATGCTCTAAAATGTAAAAATGTTTTAAAATTAGGAGCATCATTATCTATAATAGCTATTCTAAATTTAACTAAATCATTAGTTATATTTTGATTATCTACTTCAGCTGTTGTTACACCTGTACTTCTATATAAAGGAAGAGAATTAATTTTATCTAATCCTAAAGGAGCATTACCTAAACCAGGAACATTAGTAAACCCACCACTACCATTGTATGCAGATTTAGGTCCGTCTCCAGTATCTACTATAACACCTGCTGAATAACTGGAGTAATCTTTATTTGAACGTTGTCCCGGATCTCCTAGATTAACTCTTCTTTCAATATTAAATTCATTGTAGTTTGGAGCAAGTGGAGTAGCACCTGATGTTGTGGCTGCTTTTAATTGGGTATCTTGTAATTTAGATCTTAAAATTGCTCTAAAATCTTGAATTTTTGGGGAAGCAATACTTCCTTGTCTATCAGGAGATGTATTAGGATCATCAGGACCTACAGATGTAGTTTTATAAGGGCTAATAATATCTCGCTGATCATATGTCCAAGTATTATTAGCGTGAATTAAATCAGTATTATCGGGCCATGTATTTCCTGGGGTAGTATTAGGATCGTAAACATTAAAATAATTATATCCTATTCCTAATTGACCTTCAGCATTATATAATTCAGCAAATGTGCCTCCTACAAGACCAAAATATTTTCCGGATACACCGGTGTTATTTATAGGACCATTACTTCCTGAGGGTTGAGAAAAAGTAGATAAATATCTAGGAAAATCTTGACCATCACTAGTATAATTAATACCTTCTATAAAATTAGGAGTCCAAGTTAAAGGTCCATTAGGAATACTAAGTAAACTTGCACTTTGTGGGCTATTTATAGTAACACTTGGTAAATCATATAATTCACTTTTTATCCAAGGTTTATTTAAAGTAGAAACTTGTAAACCACCAACTTGTTTTTTATTTTCATCAACAGATCTTTGTTGATTTTTTCCATAGAAATAATCTGGGTTTGATACTTTTAAAGCATTTTGGTCTCCAGTTCTATAAATAGGATCAACAAATCTGATGCCTGTTTTTCCTATACCTAAAGGCGAATCTGGGCCACCACCATAAGTTAAAACATTATTTCCTACGTTTAAACCAATTCCTGAGAAGTTAAAATTATTTATTGAAATATTATCAGTAACTGCTCTATATAATTCTGCTAAACGGTTTTGGTCGGTTGGTTGATATGATTTTACTCGAGTGCTATATAAATTAGGGTTATTGGAATAAGCCCCTGTTTGAGCAAAAGGATTAACTCCTTGTTTATTCAAATGACCACCAAAAGCAGATACACCAGCTTGAGCTAATGTGTTTAATGGTGAGTAAATGCCTTCATTTAAAATACCACTAGCTTGTGTGCGAACAGCTGTACGCGATAATAACTGTTGTTTTGCAATAAATAATAAACCATTAGGTGATTTAGTGTCAATAAACATTTTACCTAAACGTTTAATATCCGTTAAGGAATCTGTTGCTGCATTTATACCACCTCGTAAGATAAAATCTTCACGTGGACCTAAACTATTAAAACTTTCGGGAATTTCTGTTTGAATATAAGGTTGTCCACTATACCCTCCTCCAAGAGTATCCTTCCCATATTTAAGGGACTTAAGATCTGTCTTTAAGTTTATTAAAGGCATTATCTTGGTAGATTATCCAAATATTTCTCAGGAGTAACTCCGTTTAAATCTAATTGGGATTTTTCTAAACCTGCTATCTGAACTGTTTGTTTATCGTATTGTAAAGGTTTTTTACCATCTAAATCTAATTGAGAAGTAGCTAAACCTTTTTCATATTGACTAGTACCATCAAATGATGGAGGAGTTTTACCATCTAAACTAGTTAAAACAGATCCTTGTGATTTAAGTAAATTTAATAAGTTTGACATATCGTGTTTTATTTATAAATATTAAATTATTGAGTTTTATAAGCACCTACAGACATTGCTGTACCTACTTTTGTACCATTTAGATATATGTTTCCTCCTTGTCTAACAGCTACAATTAATTCATCTAATTTAGCATAAAATTTATCAAGAGGAACTACTGCTTCAGCACCAGCTTCACCAACTAATGCTCTTGTAGGACCAGTAACAATACCTCCAGTAGCCATTGCTTTTTCACCTAAAGCCATATTACCTAACCCAGTAAATGCTTTATCAGGAACTAAACCAACTAAATTATCAGTAACCCATTTAATAGGAGACATTCCAAATGATCCTAAAATACCATCTGCTATACTAATAGCTGTACCAAAACCTGGGATAAAAGCAGTTGCCGCATTAGCAATAGGATAAGCAGCTGCTTGAACTAAACTTTTTCCTAATTTTCCAGCATCTACTTTTTCACCTGCTGCTTTTCTTTCTCTAGCATCTGATAAAAGGGAAGATATACTTCCTACTGATTCAATAACTGCAAAAATAGGTCCTAAAGCTTTTCCAAATCCTTTAGCAATTGGTCCTCCTAAGATTTTTTTAACACCTCCAAAAGTACCTGAGATTTTTTTACCGATACCTCCAAAGAAACTTCCTACTTTACCAAAGAAACTTCCACCTTTAGCAGCTTTTGTTGCTTTTGTAAATCTTCCTGTTTTTGGATCTCTTGCTCTTGGTGTTGCTGATTTTGTCTTTGAAGATGAAGGAGTTGATGATGATGCCATATCAGAAGCCATATCCGCAGCATCTACACTAGTATAAGCCATATCTTCTCCAGACATATCTTCACCACCGTCACCACCAAACATAGATGCTAATCCTAGTCCAGTCATAGCTAGATTAGCTATACGACCAAATCTACCTCCTCTACCAGCTCTACCAGCTCTACCTTTTCTACCAGCTCTACCTTTTCTACCTCTTCTACCTCTTGATGATCCACCACTAGTACCACCATCATCATAACCTCCACCTCCACCTCCAACTATATTAACATTTAGTGGATCTCCTGCTCTACCTGAAGGTTTACCTTTAAAGGCATTAATAAGTCCTCTACCTACTACGAATAAACCGAAGGCAGTAGCTGCTAATCCAGCTCCACCAGCTAAACCTGATAAAAGTTTAGAGCTAGAAATTTGTTCCATAAATCCTGAAAATAAATTCATAGCTTTAGTAACTGGTCCTACTAGAAACTTCATAAAGGATTGTTTTAATCTTTCAGCGGTTTCAGCCATTTTTTCACTATTAGCCATTTCTTGATCAGCTAAAGCTACAGATTTTCCTTTAAGGACTTGTTTTTCTAATTCTGCTGCTTTTTCAACTTGTCCAGCGGCTTTTAACTCTTCAATTCTTTTCTTTAAAGCAGAAGCTTCTTGTTTATCTAAAGAATCAAGTTGTTTTTGTTTAACTAAAGAATCAGCTAATTCATCTGCACTCATACCCAAAGCTTTAGCATAAGCTTCTTGTTGAATAACATTCATTTTTTGGAATTTAGCTAATCCATTAGGACCTAAATTTTTCATTAATTCAGCGGCAGCACCTGCTGAGTCTCCTTGAAGAGCTAGATATCTAGCTTTTTCTAAATTTAAATCTTGTCCTGTAAGTAGTTCTGCTTCTAATTCAGCTGAAATTGAATCTTCAAAATTTAATAAGGCACTTGATATATTTTTAGTTTGTTCTAAGGTCATACCAAGTTTTTGAGCTTGAGTTACTGCTTTTCCTAATAATTCAGGATTATTTTTATATTGAGCAGCTAATTGACCTGATGTTTTTAATACTTCTGAAAGGACTTTTTTATTATTTAAAACTCCTTTATTTTGTCTTCCAATAGAATTATATATTTTTTCCTGAGATTTGCCAGTTAATAATGAAAATTTCATTATACCTGCTCTTTCTTCAGCTTCTAAACCAGCATTTTTAGTTAAAGCAACTTGATCTTTTAGTTGCTTTTCACTTAACATTACATTAGTTCCTAAGAAATTATTAATTTCATTATTAGCAGCAAGAACATCTTTATGAGTTCGTCCCATATGGATAGCCATATGTTCTAACTCTTTATTCATTTCATTAGCTGCTTCGAAACTTAACCCAAGATTCTTTTGAATAGCAACACTTTCTTCATTAAACTCATTAGCGTATTCTATCATGCTATGGAATACCTTAGCAGTCATTGTTATCTGAGTTAATGGATCTTTAAATGCTTCTAAAAGTGAAGAACCCATACTTCTAAGACCAGCACCTAATACTCTAAAACCACTTCCTGTTTTAGCTGCTTCTCTTAAATCTTCATTTATTTTTTCAAAATGTTCTGATTCAATTCCTATGTGTTCAAGGCTTTTTGCTATACCTTTAAAAGCTGCTCCTGTAAGACCTAAGGTTTTCTGAATTTTTTCTTCAGTTTTTAATTCAGCTTCGACTTGTTTATTGATATCTTTTAATAAACCAGTTTGTTCATTTAAAGCATCTGTAACTTCTCTATATGCGTCAGAATTTTTATCTAAAAGTTTTTGATTTTCTTTTAAACGTTTAACTTCTTCAGCTGTTTGTTTTTTAATATTAACTAATTGTTTAACCGTTAAAATTTCTTCATTTTTTCTATGATCACTAATTTTACGAGTTAAACTTTCTAATTTATCAAAAGCTCTAGTAGTTTCTTTTACTGGGTTTGGAGCTCCTTTTAAATCTTGAACTATATTTTTTAATGTAGCTGAAATTGTTCCAAAACTGTCTCTTAAATCCTCAACATCTTTTTCCATTTCGGAGATAAGTTTTCTAGCACCATTAATACCACCACCAAAAGCTTTGATAGCAGCATTCATGTCTTTAAAAGACTCACCTCCTAAATTTTGAATTTCTTTTTTTAGTTGTTGAATCTGTTTTTTTAAGTCTTGAATATTATCAGCCATTTTAAAAATTAGATTTATTATAAATATTAGAAGGCATCACTTTTTGGATGCCTTCGTAACATATGTTGGAACATTTATTTTATTTTTAGCTACCGCACCAGCGGATTTCATTGCGTTAATAGATTGTTCTACTACATCATTTTGTTTTTTATTATTTGTTTTATCGTAGTGTTCAAGGATTTTATTATAGGTAAATTTTCTTAACCATATAGGCATATCATATATTGTATTATAATCATACCCTCCTTGACCATAAAACACTATTTCATGGATTTGAGTAAATAAATTACCCCTATACTCAGGCGTCAGGCCAAAAAAAGTTAATCCCGATTGGGATAGTGATGTCCTCCTCTACACCATTATCAAATACATAATGATATTTTAAATCTATACCAGGACTAACTGAACTAAAATATTCTCTAAATGCTCTAGAATCTTTAGCTAGCAATCCATAGTCAATGAATTCTCTAATGGTCTTTTTATCATAATCTCCATTTACTGAAAGAATCATATGACGGAATCTAGTTGTAACTTCAAAATTACCTTTAGGATCAAGTTTTTTCAATCCTTGAATTTCTCTATCAATAGATTGCTCATCACCATGAGTTAATAATTTAAAAGTAATTACATTTCCTGTGTGAGGTAATTTAAAAGTAAATTCATTTTTACCTTTTTCACTAATTAATTCCTCATTTAGAAATTTTTCTTTAACTGTTGTTAAATCTATATTAACTGTTTCTTCAACATCACCGTATTCTGGGTAGTAATTAAATGAATAATCTTTACCATAACCAAGAACACGAGCTGCTAACATCACAGCATCTTTATCACCAACTAACAAATCATTGTAATCAAATTTAGTTACAAGCATAGATTGTAACAATTTGTCAATAACAATTCCTTGTTTAATGTAGTTTTGGTTAGTTAAAATATCTTCTTCTCTAGCAGTCATGTATTTCATTTCTACTTTTCCTTCTGCTAAAGGATGACCTTCAGGGTACAATATACCTTTTGAAGGCAATTCTACAACTTCTGTTGGGAACTTAAATTTATTTTCTTCCATAAATATTTTTTAATAACTTTATTATCGTATATAAATATATGAGAAAAAAAGAAGCTCGCAAAAATTTGCGAGCTCTTTTGGTTTTCTTTTATTAGATTAGAAGTTCAATACACAGTAATCAGGTTGAACTGTCATTGTAAGGTTTACTGCAGTACCATCATCATCCCAGTTGTAATCACCAAAATTGGCTTCAGTAATTAACGCACCTTTGATAATCCATTCTGATACGATATCACCTACAGGTCCTAATACATCGAAAGTTAAATCTTTCTTATAGAAATCTGAATAACCATCACGACCAGTTACTGATTCGTGGTGTAAACGAACCCATTCCATCACTGCTTGAGCACCTGAAGGAGTGATAGGATCGAACAATGTAAACTGAATTGTACCCCATGTTGTTTTTCCTTTCACAAAACGTTGTACGTTAATGTGATTCAAAGGAACAGTACCTTGAGTTAAGTTTACAGCACCAACACCTTTAATTTCATATGCTGGGATCCCGTCAATGTACATGATAAAGCGATTCGTTTGCTTTGGTTCAAAGGCGGTGAAAAATATTTCGTTTGGATCTAATACTGCCATTTTATTTATCTATTTGTTTATTATAAATATTCAATCTTTAAAAAATTATGCTGGGAAAGTAGCACCTGTTGGTAAGATGTTGAAATCCAAGTAAATGAATTCTGCAGTCTTAGTAGGTTGGATATAAATTTGACCTACCATCTGATTTCTATCAATTACATCAGCTGTGTTATTACTATCATCCATGATTACTTTGAAAGCATACAAACCTTGACGTTGTTGTACTGATTCTAAGTATGGGTTAACTTGGCTTAAGAATTGGTTTCTTGTAGCGATAGTATTTTGTTCGAATACTAAGTTTTGAGCTACTTGAGAAATGTAAGACTTAAGTTGAATTAACAAACGACGAACATTTACACGATCAAGAGCAGATGCTCTAGTTTGTAATGTTTTCTGACCGTATACTACAACTCCTGTTCCAGGGAATGTTGCAATTGGGTTAACTTTGTTTGTATATAAAGTATCACGGTTAGCTTGAGATAATTTCTTTTCAGCTCTAATTACTGTGCTTAAACCACCTCTGTTAATACCTGCTGGGGCAAACCATGGTTCAGAAACACTATCATTGTAAGCATAAACACCACCTACCATTGTTGAAGCTGGTACCCATACTCTTTGAGCTGAATCTGGATCAATTGTTTGAACCCAAGGCCAGTAAGTAGCAGCATATGAAGTATTTTTAGCATTTGCTTGAGTAGTTACATCACTAATGCTTGAGCTATAAGGTACTAAATCAACTACGTAAATAGCATCACCTCTAAATTGTGTGTTATTAATTGCTGTAGTTACTTGTGATGCTCCTAAATTAGCAGTTGCTGCTGAAAGGCCAGGAGTTAATAATATGTTATATCTGTAGTCATCTGCATTACCTAACAAATTAATCATTTGAGTGTAAGCACTTGCTGTAATACCTTGAATGTTTGTAGAAGCTACATCAATATTGTTATAGAAATCAGCAACTCCTACGAATAAATTACCTGTTGCACCACCAAATGAACCACTAGCATTTGAAGGAATTGAACCAGTAAATTGTGCTTGTGCTACACCAGCATTGTTAAAGTAGAATGGAGTTGGAGTTAATACATCACTTACATAAACGTATCTTGAGTTATTTGGATAATCACCAATTACTTCAATTTGATTATCTTGAGCATTGTATTGTCTATATTGGTTACCAATAATTCTAGATACATAGTTAGGAGCTGTTGGGTCCATTGATAGATTAGTCCAAGTTTCTAATACAGTAGGATTAGTAGTTGTATCATTACCTTGTCTAATTAATAGACTAAATGTTCCTGATGAAGTATCGTAGTTAGAAATTTGCCATCTAACATTATCAGCAGAACCACTTGTTAATGCACCAAAAGCATCTTGAGAAGATGTGCTATTTTGAAGTGCACCTTCAGAAATTGTTTTTAATCTGAAAGCTTCATTACCATCAGCATTTAATATTGGAGTACCTAATGAACCTGAAGTTGATGCTTCTGAAAATGAACCAGTTACTACTCTTGATACTAAAAGAGTTTGACCTCCATTTGCAAAATAGTTGTAAGCAGCAATTGAAGTAAAGTAAGTGTAAACTTGGCTAGCACTTAAAAAAGTAGTACCGAATTTATTTTGGTAATCACTATATGAAGTAACAATTGTTGGTACTTCAACTGGACCTTTTACTGTAGGACCGATAATAGCTGCTCCAACGGTTACTGGTTGAGAAGATACAAATGAGTTATCGTTTTCTAACGCTAATACACCCGGAGATATTAATGTTTCTGCCATTTTGTAGAGTTAATTATTGTTTTGTTATAAATATGTTAAATTTTTTCAAAATTATCTCGAGACTATTTCTCCCGTGGATAAATTTATGTTTACATCACCATATTTTTCTTGTAACAAAGCACCAATTTCTACTTCGGCATTTTTAATTTGTGATAACTCTTCGATTAATTGTTCTTTTTGTAATTCTAAATCTTGTATGTTGATTTCAAGAATTCCAAAACGTTCAACTAAATCTCCTCTTTTATTATTTAATTCTTGTAATTTAGATAACTCTTCTGGTGTTAAAACTTTATTTTCCATGTTAATAAATATTAAGCAATTTATTAAGAGATTCAATTACTCGAGAAGGTTCAATAACTTTTGTACATTCAAATTGACGTGGAGTATCCTTATGATCTGGGCACCATTCCCAATCACCTGGATTTAACCAATGACGATTAAAGCATCCTCTACAAACTCTAGGATTATCAGGGAATATACGTTCACAATCTTGCATTTCAGTATATGGATAACTAAATCCTGAAATTAAAACTGTTGGGGTATTTAATGACCAGGATAACCAACTTAATCCGCTTCCTACACCAATAAAAGCATCGGCATCACGAATATCAACCATTCTATCTTCTAAAGGAAAATCTCCGGTTTTATTAATTACTCCTGTTAAAGTTCCACCAAGTTTTGAATCATGCCACTCATCACCTAAAGGTTCTTGAGTTAACATAACGACTTTATAATCTTTGCTATTTAAATAATCAATAACCGTTTGCCAACCTTTTGGATACATCCAATACTTAGCGTGAGCTGAAGCATGAGGGGCAATAACAACATATTTACCTTCAATATCTGTTTTTCTATCAGGAGTATTAATTATAGGTTTAACTTCTCTATATTTCATCCCTAATATTTCAGTAGCAGTTTGTTGTAAAGGATATTTTTTAAAATCAATAGGAGTTTTATCAAATACTACTTTTTTATCGTCATAAAACCAACCAATAGCAAACATACCATATAAATTATTTACTTCAGTTCCGGGTTTTACGAATTGAATTTCGGGGTAATTTCCTTCAAACCAATCATTGTGAAAAGTTGAGCAAACTAATTCACAATTGTTTTCTTTTCTAAATTCCTCAATTACTGGGAACCAAGCTAATGTATCTCCTAATGCTGTAGAATCTATATGAACGTATACTCTTTTACCTGTTGGATCAAAATTATGTTCCAAAACTAAAGAATTAGTTTCTTTATCATAAATTTCAATACGCCATCTAACTAAATATTTTATATTAGGTCGAGTCCACATATTATTACTAATTGTGTTCTCAAACAATACTCTATTTGTTTTACTATTAACAAATTTTATAACATATTCTTTTTGGAGGGGACCTAAAATTTCTACAAATGCTCCATTAACAAAATTAATGTTAAATGTATTTTCAGGTTTTTTATGAGGTATTCCTAAAATTTTAGTATTGTTATACTCATTGATTAAAACTTCTTTCATATATGATTATTAAATAAATTTATTAATTCTTTTGAACGATTAAACCATGATAATTCTTGTGCTGTATTTAAAGAATTTTTTCTATATTCACCATATTTTTGGGTGATATCCTTTAAACCTCTTAACATTTCTTTTAAATCACGAGGAGCTCTCCACAATCCATGAAATGTAGTTGATTCTTCAATCCATCCAAGTATAGGTAAACCACAAGCTGCTGCTTCTAATAAAGTTAAATTAGGATGACCAGCTTCTAACTCACTTGGATGTAAAAATATAGTATGAGAAGTATAAATTTGTCTTAAATCATCATTTGAAGGTTCCCATATTATTGTTAATTTAGGATAACCTCTAACCCAAGGATTATCTTTAACCCAATTTTCATTATTTTTTGGACCAACAATAGTAATAGGTAAATCAGCAGCCATTGCTAATTGTACTCCTAATCCAAATCCTTTTCTATCATATGCGCCATAACCTCCTAAACCATTATTTGCTAACATTAATAAGTTATGAGATATTGGAGGTGTTTCATTTGGGTAAAAAATATTAGTATTTACACCATGTGAAAAATAATGTACATTAGGTAAATCAAAATATTCAACTAAATAACGAGCTGGGACTAATGAAAAAATAGATTTAGCCATTGCTTCTCTATTTTCTTTATATACACCTGAATCTTTTCCATAATGATATGCATGGTGATCATGGTGTTGGAATATATAAGGAATACCTCTATCTGCTAATTCTAAAGCTAAATTAGCAACATGAACCATAACAATATCATATTCACCTGGAATGATTTCTGAGGCGAATTTAATATCTACTTCGTGACCTAATTCTTTTAAATTACAAGTGAATTCCCATACGATTTTTTCTATAGCACCCCACGCTGGAGGTGGGATTGGGATTCCACAACCTGGATTGACTTGACAAATTTTCATAATAACTCCATAGTACCGTTTGTCGGTAAAATATTTTTTAAATAATCATTATCTATTTTAATTGTTTTTAAAGCAATAAATTCATTAGTTTTTAAATCTCTTGTTTCTAATTCAAATATAAAATCATTATTATCTTCTAAAGAATAATAAATTATTTTCCAAAATGTAAGACTTCTTTCAACATCAACGTCGTGTTCCCAAACAACTTCACCTGAGTGAAATTTGGTTCTTACTATGAATTTTCTAGCGTCTCTATTATTACTAGTTCTAAATAAAATTACATACTCATTAGAACTATCTTTTACAGGAATTAAAGTAAAATATTCTGCTTGTGAAAAACTAATATGATCTAAAGCTTTTTCACATACTTGAGTAAATTTTTCATTACTTTCCCAATATGCTTTTGAATCATTTATTAAATGATGATACCAAATAGTTTCTAACCCATTTGAAGGAGCATTAGTTTTGATTTGAAGATCATCCCAATCTTTTCGTGAAAAAATTTGAGGAAGATATTGTAAAAATGTTTTAGGTCTTATACCCATAAAAGCTGTTCTCATTTGTGGAACATCTCCCTTACCATCTAATAATTTTTCAGAATATAAAGAATGTTTATTTAAAATTTTAGAAACATAATTAATTTGTTCGATATCTTTTAAATGATAATCATAATTAATTAAATATGCTTTTTTAATTCCTAAATTATCTGCTAAAGCCATAGCATTGTGTATATTATTATGGCAAGCTGGTCCATGATAAAAATTATTACCAGCATCTGAAGTAATTCTAGCCCATATTTTCCATTCAGGTTCTTCTATAAACCATACCCAAGGAAATGTATGTTCAGTAGTTATATTATTTTTATCATATATAACATAATCTGAAAGTTCTTGGATTTCTTTGGAAACAGGGTGATGAGAGGTTGTAATAATAACTCTATTATCTTTTCGTAAAGCTTTTAAACATTCTATTGTAATTTCTTCTATAAGAGAATTATTAGGATAAGTTCCTACAATATAAGCTTCTTGTTCAGGAAAAATTTCATCATTATCTTTAACACTTTCTTTAATCAATTCACAATTTTTTTCAAAACTATCAAATTCAAGATAATTAACGGTATCAAATTTGTCAAAATAATTCTGATAGACTTCAAGATTATAAATTAATGTTGGGATTTGATATGAAATTGCCTCACGAATAACTAAAGGCATTGTTTCTTTATCATTAACTGAACCTCTAGATGTAAACAAAAATAAATCCATCGCCTG